GTTGCAAAGCAAGAAATTAAGCAAGCATCTAGCAAAGAGATTGAAGCCGTAAGCTTAAAAATCTTTGAAAACTTCCTTAAAAAACTTTAAATATAAATATCCAATATAAATCAAGGAGATTCTCAAAATGGGAAAATTTAATCTGACAGACGCCGCTAAATCAATTCTTACAGAAGGCGCAAAAGAAAACTTTGAAGCTTCTGTAGCTCGTGGCCACAAAGAAGGTTCATCTAAACTACCTACGTCTGTTGCTTATGGCACAAAAGATGTTGGTGAAGTTGCTGGTGAAATCAAAAAACAAGATGATGAAACTGGTGACTACACAAAAGGTACACCAACAGCAACACCACCAGGCGCAACACCACCAGTTGGTTCAATGCCTGCACAGAAGTTGACTGGTCCTGCTGACTCACAAGGTTCTGAACACAAAGCTGTTCAAGCTGCAGCAACCGATTACAACGCAATCCGTGACCGTATCAAAGCTAAACTTGCACCACAAATGATGCAAGCAAATCCAGGTGCAACATTCCAGTCTTATGCTGAAGAAAAAGTAGAAGCAGAAGAAGTTGTTGCAGAAGAAAAAGAAGGTCATGAAGATGCAGCAGAAGACAAAAAAATGATTAAGTCTATGATGAAGAAACAAAAAATGAAAGAACAAATGGACCAAGACGTAGGTGCATTGCTTTCAGGTGAAGACCTTTCAGAAGAATTCAAAACAAAAGCAACCACAATTTTTGAATCTGCCGTTATTGCTCGTTCACAATCCATTATGGAAGAAGTTGAAGAAGCATTGTACGAAGAATTCGAAGTGGCTGTTGAATCAGTTAAAGAAGATTTGGCTAAAAAGTTGGATGATTACATCAACTATATGGCCGAAGAATGGTTCAAAGAAAACCAATTGGCAATCGAAAAAGGTCTACGTTCTGAAATCGTTGAAGATTTCATTCGTGGTCTAAAAGGTCTATTCGAAGAACATTACATCGACATTCCAGATGAAAAAGTGGATGTTGTGGAAGAATTGACCACAAAGGTTGAAGAATTAGAAACTTCAGTCAACGAAGAAATTTCACGTAACGTTGAAATGAAGAAACAAATTAACGAACACAAAAAGACAGAGGCTATACATGCAGTATGTGAAGGCCTGACGCAGACACAAGTAGAGAAACTAAAATCACTCGCAGAGAGTGTTGAGTTTACTACTGAAGAAGAATTTGGTCGCAAACTAGAAACATTGGTAGATTCATACTTCCAACAAACAGTTAAAGCACCAGTTAGTTCTGCTCTACATGAAGCTGTAGAAGTTGAAGATGAGAAGAAGCCAATGGCATCTACTGATCCTGCAATCGCTCAGTACGCACAAACAATCTCTAAATCATTGGTTAAATAAATAAACTTTACCAATAAAAGATACTAATAAGGAGAACATTAATGTATCTAACCGAAGAATTACAAAAAAAATGGGCACCAGTCCTTGAACACGAAGGTCTAGAGTCTATCAAAGATCCGTACAGAAAAGCTGTTACAGCACTTGTATTGGAAAACCAACAACGTGAAATGGCTACAGCATCACAACAGTTGAATGAAACTGCTGTGTCTTCTGCACCAACAAACGTTACAGGTTCTGGCATTTCTAACTACGACCCAATCTTAATCAGTTTGGTTCGCCGTGCATTGCCTAACTTGATTGCTTATGATGTTGCAGGCGTTCAGCCAATGACTGGACCTACTGGTCTAATCTTTGCAATGCGTGCTCGTTACGACACACAATCTGGTTCACCAAGCAACACAAACGAAGCGTTCTTCAACGAAGCAAACACAGAGTTCTCTGGTGCATTGTCTACTTCTAATCCATACGGATTCCGTGGTAACAACGCAACAGATATCCGTACAAACCCTGTTGCAGATTTGACTGCTAACCACTACACAACTGGTATTGCATTTTCAACAGCAACTGCTGAAGCACTAGGTGCCGACACAGATAGTCCTTTCAAACAAATGGCATTCTCAATTGAGAAAGTTACTGTTACTGCACAAAGCCGTGCATTGAAAGCTGAATACTCACTAGAACTTGCACAAGACTTGAAAGCAATCCATGGTTTGGATGCTGAAACAGAATTGAGCAACATTCTTTCTACTGAGATTCTTGCTGAAATCAACCGTGAAGTTATCCGTACTATCTACACATGTGCTGTTGCAGGCGCTCAGTATGGTACTACAACTGCTGGTTCTTTCGACTTGGACACAGACTCTAACGGTCGTTGGTCTGTTGAACGTTTCAAAGGTTTGATTTTCCAAATCGAACGTGATGCTAACGTTATTGCAAAACAAACTCGTAGAGGTAAAGGCAACGTGATGATTGTATCATCTGATGTTGCTTCTGCTATGGCTATGGCTGGCGTGTTGCAATATACACCTAACCTAAACGCTGACCTACAAGTTGATGACACAGGCAATACATTTGCTGGTATGTTACACGGTCGTATCAAGGTCTATATTGACCCATACTTCGGTGGTTACACATCTAACCAAGAATTGGTGACAATCGGTTATAAGGGTACTTCTCCTTATGACGCTGGTATCTTCTATTGCCCATACGTACCGTTGCAAATGGTTCGTGCAATTGACCAGTACACATTCCAACCAAAGATTGGTTTCAAAACACGTTACGGCATGGTTGCAAACCCATTCGCAACTGGTTTGACAAGTGGCAATGGCGCATTGAACGCACGTTCAAACGTTTACTACCGTATCTTCCAAGTTAAAAACTTGATGTAAGACCAGAGTCACCGCAGAGTGACACTTTAAAGACCACCTTCGGGTGGTCTTTTTTTTGGCTCCTAAATACTGATAGAGGAGATAAAATGACAGCAATAAACAGAAGTCCTGAGAACACAAACCTATTACAGTCAACGAAGTTTTTATTAACGTTTGATAGAATTAGAACCACACAATATTTCTGTCAAACTGTTAACCTTCCTGGTGTAACTTTAGGTGAAGTAAGCCGAGCAACACCATTCTTGGACATGTATTCACCTGGTACCAAGTTAACATATGATCCATTGGTTGTAGAATTCATATTAGATGAAGAACTGCAAGGATGGAAAAACATGTATGATTGGTTTTTGTCAATGGCTGATCCAGATGGATTTGAGAAACGTGATGGCAGTAGAGAACTACAAACCAATAAACACTTCTCAGATGCCACATTAAGTATACTAAGTGGACTAAACAATCCTTTGGTTAGAATACACTACACCAACTTATTTCCTTTGAGTATTAGTGATATTAGATTTGACACCACACAATCTGCGGATACAATATTGACCGCAACGGCAACATTTAGATATCAATCGTATACCTACTTGACAGTGTAATCATTTTGTGTTATAATGTTTTTATTGCATTTTAATATATTCTTTAAATAAAGTCATATGAAATTATATACTTGTACCGATTGTAAAATACCAAAATTGGCTACAACCGAAAACTTTTATGATAATCAAATTAAAAAGACAATTAAAAATAAAGAAATAACTTCAATAGGTAAATGTATTTCTTGTGCCAAAACATATCAATTAAATTACACCAAACAATTAAAAGAAAAAAGATTATCTATTAGAAGTAGAAAATCAATTGATATAAAAAATACAGGAACTTTATATGTTATGGGGCCAAAAAATAACACAAACCTTCCATATAAAATTGGTATTACAGTTGGTAAAGATGTTTCCAATAGATTAAGAGCAATGCAAACATCACATTGGATGGAAATTGAAGTTTATTATAAATCACCATTGTTGAAAGATGTAAATAAAGTTGAAAAACATTTACACAAAAAATATGCCGATAAAAAAGTAAAAGGTGAATGGTTTAATATAAACCAAGAAGATATAAAAAATATTATAATAGAATGTGAAAATTTTAATTAATTTATAAGTTGAGATATTATGGAAACACTTGAACAAATATTAAAAATGTGGGAAAGCGATGCGGTTATAGACCAAACCGAGCCGTCTAAAGAATTATTAAACATTCCCAAATATCACAGCAAGTATCTTGGTATTTTAACCAAGCATAAGATTGCGTCCAAAAAAGCCCACTTTGATTATCTACGTATGCGTAAGGTCAAATGGGAATACTTTACTGGCAAAATGTCCGAAGAAGAATTGGAACAATATGGTTGGGATCCATTTCAATTTGCACTCAAATCGGATATCAACACCTACCTAGAAGCAGATAAAGACCTCATCAAGTTACTTGAAAAGAAAGTATACCATGAAGAAGTCACATCCGTGGTTGAATCAATTATGGCCGAACTTAAACAAAGAACATGGCAGTTAAGAGATTTTATATCTTGGGAGAAATTCATTGGCGGTCAATGAACACATCACAATAACCAAAGTAAACGAAGTTTACGGCAAAGTGGAATGCGAACGCCACGTTGCACGGGAACTATCAGAGTACTTCACATTCTTTGTACCCGGTTATCAGTTCGTTCCAGCCTATCGGAATCGCATTTGGGATGGTAAGATTCGTCTATTCAATCTACAGACCAGTCAATTATATCTTGGACTAGTTACATATCTTACAGAATTTTGTGATGAACGTGAATATGCCTACTCACATGACCTAATTGAAGATGAATATTCTGTGTATCATGCACATAAATTCTTTGATACTTTGAATCTACATTCACAAGGCAAACCAATTGGTGTCAGAGAACACCAAGAACATGCGTTCATTGAAGCAATACAAAAACGTAGAACCTTGTTGTTGTCACCAACCGCATCAGGCAAGTCACTAATCATCTATTTGATTTGTCGCCAGTTGTTAGATTATCAAAATCTAAAAGGTCTTATTATTGTGCCAACCACCTCATTGGTTGAACAGTTGTATGGAGATTTTGGAGATTATGCAAGTGAATCTGGTTTTAAAAACTACATGCACGTACACAGAATCTACCAAGGTAAAGAAAAAACAACAGACAAAGCAATAACAATCTCCACATGGCAATCACTTTACAAGATGCCGCCAGAATACTTTCATCAATTTGATTACGTCATTGGTGACGAAGCCCATCTATTCAAAGCACAGTCTTTGACTTCCATATTAACATCATGTGTCAATGCCAAGTACCGTATTGGTCTTACTGGAACTTTGGATGGAACAAAGACACATAAGTTGGTACTAGAAGGTTTGTTTGGACCAACTAAAAAAGTTGTAACAACCAAAGAGTTGATTGACAAGAAACAACTGTCATTTTTCAACATCAAGTGTTTGGTACTAAAACACTCTGAGGAGATTTGTCAACAAATGAAAGACAAGTCTTATCCAGATGAACTGAAGTACTTAATAGAATCTGAAAACCGCAATCGTTTCATCCGTAATTTGGCAGTAAGTTTAACCAAAAATACATTGGTATTGTTTCAAATGAAGAAACACGGTAAAATACTGTACGAAATGATTAAAGAAAAGGCCGTTGGTCGTAAGGTATTCTTTGTTGATGGTGACGTTGAAACAGAAGTCAGAGAAGAAATACGTAGAATTATGGAATTAGAAAATGATGCAATTTTTGTGGCATCATTTGGTACAACAAGTACTGGTACAAACATTAGAAATCTGCACAACATTATATTCACATCACCATCTAAGTCTAGGGTTAGGAATCTACAGTCTATTGGCCGTGGTTTAAGACAGTCTGATGGCAAAGAGATTGCAACTCTTTATGATATTGCAGACGACCTTAGAATCAAAAAACATACAAACTTTACTCTGCAACACTTCGTAGAAAGAGTGAAGATATATAATGAAGAACAGTTCTCTTTTAAAATTTACAATATAGGACTAAAAAATGGCAGTTAAAATTTTACGATTTAAAGACGGTCTAGATGTAATCTGTGACTGCATTTTTGAGAAAAATAACAAATTGGTGATTGACAATCCCATGTTGTTTGAACTCAGAGGAACAAACCTTATGTTACAACACTGGTTACCGGTGTTCGTAATGAAAGGTGAGTCTGTTGAGGTTGGCATAGATAACATACTATGCACAATGGATCCAACCGATGATTTTGAAGAATATTATTCATCAGCTATCACCAAGTTGAAAGACTCTGAGAGGAAAGAAAGAGAAGTGGAACTCAACGATGAGGTACTAGCTGCTTTCGAAGAAAAGGAAATTGGTAAATCCTTAATACATTAACATCATAGGGGAACACCGAGGACTATATCACATGTCAAGCCCCTTGTCAACAACTTTTTATGGTACATTTGAATGAGTAAACAACTTCCCAGAGAATATTATACCTGCCATTATACTGGCCAGACCTTGCACTACACAGAATTCGTTCTTGCTGGTTCAGGTTGGTTGGCTGTAGATGGTACCAAAAGACATCCAATCTCAAGGTCTGGTAAAACAATCAACCAATCTTTGGTAAATGGATTGAGACTTTCAGTTAATGGTAAACTGACAGGCATTTCACACCCTAATCATCCAAACCATCTGGTATACAAACAAATTGTTAATGATGTTAGGCAAGAAAACAATTACAAGGGAACTTGGTTACGAGTTGATTTGTCGAAACAAGCCTACATTAGAACATATGAAGCATTGAACATTCAAATGCCTAATTTAGGTAATCTCAATCTCAAAGGCAATAGAAAGAGTAACAATTCAGATGCTTGTTTAGATTACTTAGATATACCAAATGATAGAAATCATCGTGAAGTCAAAATAGGTAAATATTTTGTTGACGGTTTGAAAGACAACTTTGTGGTAGAATTTTTTGGAGATTACTTTCATGCCAATCCTGAGTTTTATGTTAGTGACCAAAAATTACTTGGCGGAACAGCCGAATCTAAATGGCAAAAGGATGCTGCACGTTTAAAATGCATACAAGAAAATGGTTATCATATCGTAAAGGTATGGGAAAATGATTGGAACAAATTTAAACAAAAGAATACAGACAAGTTAAAGGTTGAATTCAATGACAAACAATTTTTTATAAACAATTTAAAGGAACTAAGTGATATATTATGAGTAAACAAAAACATTATATAAACAATGCAGACTTCTTAAAGGCACTTGTCGATTACAAGACCAGATGCGTAGAGGCCGAGGCCGCAGGTAAACCAAATCCAAACATTCCAAATTACATTGGTGAATGCTGGATGAAAATTGCCGAAGGTCTGTCACATAAACCAAACTTCATTAACTACACGTACCGAGATGAAATGGTTTCGGATGGTATTGAGAATTGTTTAATGTACTTTGCAAACTTTGATCCAACAAAGTCTTCCAATCCATTTGCATACTTCACTCAAATCATTTACTTTGCCTTTCTAAGACGCATACAGAAAGAAAAGAAACAGTTGTATGTGAAGTATAAAGCCACAGAGATGTATGGTATTCTGGATGAGTTTGAAATGTTGGAAGGTGAAGATGGTAGTACCAAACAATTTGAACTATATGACAACATTGCCGAGTTTATCGGAACATATGAGGATGCCAGAAAAGCAAAGAAAGCCGAAAAAGATGCGGCAAAGAAACCAAAAGGGCTTGAAAAATTTATTGAGGAGTGATATAATGAAGATTGGTTTTAATTGTAGTACGTTGGATTTATTTCATGCGGGACATGTCACAATGTTAAAAATTGAAAAACAACATTGTGACCATTTGATTGTTGCAGTGCAATCCGATCCAACTATTGATAGGCCAGATAGTAAAAACAAACCAGTACAGTCTTTGTATGAAAGGTTTGTTCAAGTGTCTGGATGCAAATATGTTGATGAAGTATTGGTGTATGAAACGGAAGAAGATTTGGAAAACATTTTCAAAACACAAACTATTCATATACGATTTTTAGGTGATGAATACAAATCAAAACCTTTTACCGCAAAACAGTATTGTCTTGATAACGGTATAGAATTGTTTTTCCATGATAGACAACATCCATACAGTAGTTCTAAATTGAGACAAAGAGTATATAATGCTGAGGTTGAAAGATTGAAAAAATTAAACGTGGAATATGATGAATGTCAAAAGTAGCAATAATTACAGACCAACATTTTGGTGCCAGAAATGACTCAACACTTTTTTTAGACTTCTATGAGAAGTTTTATAAGGACACGTTCTTTCCCACCTTGATAAAAGAAAAGATTGATACTGTACTTATTCTTGGCGATACATTTGACCGTAGAAAGTATATCAATTTCTTTTCACTGAAACGTGCAAAGCAAATGTTCTTTGACCCATTGTTTGAAATGGGTATTCAAGTTCACATGTTGGCTGGTAATCATGATACTTATTTTAAGAACACCAACGATGTTAACTCAGCAGATTTATTGTTAGGTGAATATGGTATCACCTTAAATGTTATTGACCATCCAACCGAAATATATGTTGGACCACATAAGATTTGTATGATGCCTTGGATATGTCCAGAGAATTATGAAGATTCTTTAAAGACATTAAAAGACACCGATGCAAAGTTTTGTATGGGTCATTTTGAAATTGCTGGTTTTGCCATGTATCGTGGTATGCCATCTGAAGGAGGGTTAGACAGAAATGTTTTTAGCAAGTTTAATTACACTTTTAGTGGTCATTACCATCACAAATCTTCTAGTGATGATATCTACTATTTGGGAAATCCGTACGAACTTACTTGGCAAGATTATAATGACAGTCGGGGTTTTCACTTGTTTGATTTGGATACTCACCAACTTGAATTCATAGAAAATCCAAACAAGATGTTTCATCGCATCATTTATGATGATAAAGAACAATCAATCAAAGAAATTGACGGCAAAGATTTAAAACCATATACGAATACCTATGTCAAAGTGGTTGTAATCAATAAAAATAATCCATATTTGTTTGACAAATTCATGAATAACCTGTATAATGTAAACCCAGCAGACATTACAATTGCTGAAGATATTACAGAATTGGAAGATGGTGATGAAGTAATTGATGAAGCTGAAGATACAATCACTATATTAAACAAGTATGTTGATGGCATTACGGAAGAAAGTATTGACAACGACAGGTTAAAAACATTATTGAAAGAACTCTACGTAGAGGCACTGAATACTGAACAAGCATGATTTTATTTCAAAAAATTAAGTGGAAGAATTTTCTTTCCACTGGAGCCCATTTTACTGAGATTGATTTTACCAAGTCTAACAATACATTAATTATTGGCCACAATGGTGCAGGTAAATCCACAATACTTGATGCATTATGTTTTGGTTTATTTGGTAAACCTTTTCGTAAAATTAATAAACCACAGTTACTAAATTCTGTCAACGGCAAAGAGGCTGTTGTTGAAGTGCATTTCAATATTGGCCAAAAGAAATATAAGATTATTCGTGGTATTAAACCGAATGTATTTGAGATATACCTGAACGATGTATTGCTGAACCAAGATGCAGCTGCAAAAGACTATCAAGAGATACTAGAGAATAATATTCTCAAATTAAATTACAAGTCTTTTACGCAGGTTGTCATTCTTGGTTCAGCATCCTTTGTTCCGTTCATGCAATTGTCGGCATCAGACCGCAGAGCAATCATTGAGGACCTATTAGACATTCAAATCTTTTCCTCAATGAACAATGTGATTAAAGAAAAGAATTCTGCCATCAAAGAAGAATTAAATAAATCAAAGT